GTTCCTTTCACGTACCAATACCCGTCGGTATGTCGTCCGTTTGCTGGGTACGTACCATCCTCTGCTGCAATACCTGCTTGTACTAGCGAGCCTTTGCTATAGGATGTGTTTATGCTAGCGGAGTTAGAATCTTTTGTACTAGCAGAAGCGTTTGAAGAGTATTCCGCAAGACTACTTCCATCTGTCTTAGAATATCTATACAGTACAGTTCCCGACAATCTATACCCTATTGCACCAGTAGGTACCATTGTCCCACTCGCATAAAAATCACCATTAGTCGTGAATTTCCCTGTGTTAGAATGCCAGCTATATGTTTTAGCTAAATCGGAATATCGTGGTGAATAATCATTGCCTTGAGATACCCAACCAGGCTCTACATAAGATGTATTGCCTATTGCCGTAAACTTATCATAATAATATTTCACCATCCTTATACCACCTCCACTAATTCAACATTGAAAGTCTGCCAATCACCGACACCCATTTCAGCATTGACCGTATCAATTGAGACATTACTGCGAGCTACTTTAGCACCTTTTTTGTAAGAGTTTTTAAGGGCTTGAACTGTAATTTTATCCGTACCAACTGCTGTGATCACAACGTCCTCGATGTGTTCATCATCAAAAATAGTGACCTGTGTAAAAGCTGTGAATCCTTCTACACTGGCCACTTTTAAAGTAGTTGTGCTAGCTGTAACAGCTTCGATAATATCTGTCATCGCTTTATCCAGGCTGATTTTATTTGTGCTGCCATCTAACACGTCTGCAAAAGTTCCTGAATTACCAGGTACACGCCCATCCAGTTCAAGCTGTACTCGCATACGCTCCTGCTGACGGTATACTTCACCTATAAAGCGAAAAGCATTGTATATTCCCCACTCTAAATTGTTCCCGTACTCCGCCCAGAATATCGTACCTTGTTCTAGCACTTCTCCTGTATTCGGGTCTTTTAAATCATCTTCCCACTCCACACGTGTGTATGGATTAGTTTTAAAATTTAAAGGAATTTCCCCTGTCATCAATTCAGTCACTTACTTTCGCCTCCTTCACTTCGAGTTGCAATGGAAATGCAATTGCATAACCTTGCGAGTCTTTTTGATAATGCATTTCTTTTACATATAGTTCTCGGCCATGCGTATCCACTAATGCAGCACGTGTAATTAAGCCCTGTTCGTTTGTCAGTTTAATATATTTGCGTAAGCCATAACGAGTGCTAGTATGAGTTATAGGCTTGTCGTAAACTACACCATCAATAGTCACCTTCGCTCCAGCTACTAAATTATTTAAAAAATCTTCTGTAAGTTGTACCAGTAACGGTTGTATCTCGTTCATTCTCTACTCCCTCCTGCTCTAAATTGCCCGCAAGTACGTGCAGACACTAAAAAAGTATACGATTCATCTCGTACACTCAACTGCTCTTTACCTATAATGGCTGGCTTGGAGGCTGTTTTAAACCGTCCACATATCCGATTACTAAAATTCCATCCATATGTGCCTGAGAGAATCATTAAGCAATCTCTTAAAGCCAGTATTGTTGTCATTAAATCTATATTTAACGGTACAATACGTTCTACAATCCGTACGACTTCGTTGTAATAATTTACTTGTCCAACTTCGATAGCAACCTCCATTTCGTAGTTATCGGTATCCAATAGAATTTGATGATTGTTTTCACCCAATAAATCTGTAAGTATTTTTATTAAATACTCTAATACTTGTGGTGCATTTTCTTGCATCCGAGCTAGTAATCTAAGTTTCCTGAACACTAAAGATTCGTATTGAACGTCAGGACGAATACCAAAATCCTTTTCTCGTATTGTAATCGCAGCCTCACTCGATGTTAATATAAATTGATCATCCTCAACACCAAAAAGAGCTTCATCGAGTTTATTCCAGTCCTTTACGACTGTTTCAGACAACTCTTGAAACTCTCTAATATTATGATAATACGCTGGAAGCTCATTCATGAAATCATTGCTCATGCAGCCACTTCCTTCAATATAATTTCTGAGATTATAGGTATTTCCTCAAATAAGTTAATATTGTTCTCTGCTCCATTTAATCGTGTGACAGTAATATCCTCGATGCCATCAATCTCTAAGATTCTTGATTCAATATGTGTGATACGTATATTGATATCTAAATCTTTATACCAATTTGCACGTAGTTCTAAGAAATATCCTTCTAGGATTTCATTGACCTGCGCTTGAATTTGTCCAATTGTCACACCATTTAAAATAAGCTCGCATTCAATTGTAATGCCAGCTTCCCCTACACCCTCAACAGTAACATTATGACCGATCGGCGCAGTTCCATATCCATCCCCTTTAAATTCAACAGGATCAATAGTTTCTTGGACATGTGTAATAAATTCAGGTGTGGGTGCATTGAGATCCGAGTCAATAATAATAACCTTTACCGTACCACCACCATACGGAGCGCGTCTTAGTCGCAAGCCCCCTACTCCTTGTATAGCTCTAACTTTTTTGCGATAATCAGCTCGATTGCCTCCAAATGCTTTATCTCTGATGTGCTCTAAATACTTTTG